TGAGCGCGGCGACCAGCGCATCCAGATATTCCTGAAACAGGATGCTCTGGATGTTGCTGGCGCCCTCGCCCTTGTCCGGAATGCTGAACGGCACGGCGGCGACTCAGGCGAGTTGGAACAGGCCGGATGCGCCGAAGTCGAGCGTGAACGTCTCGGTATCCGCGAGCGTCACGCTCGAGCCGTAGTCGTACCAGCCGATCAGCGGATCGGCCGGCGACGTCGGGTCGTCGTTGTAGATCGCGACGTATTGGAACGCCGCCACGCTGCCGCCGCGGGCCGGCAGCACGGTGTCCGTGCCCGCGAGCGTGTAGGTGCCCGCCGTCTGCGACGACGCCGACACGGAGATCACGCGCGACGACAGGTTCGTGTACGAGATCTGCGTCAGGTCGGCGAGCACGCTGTTCGTATTCACCGGCGCGTTCGCCGTCGCCGTCAGCGCCGCTGTCAGCGTGCACGTCGAGTCCGACGAGAAGTTGTGCACGCCCTCGGCAAGATGCTCGACGAAGGCACGAAACTTGTTGAACGCTGCCATTTAAGGCTCCTAGTTAGTCGATGTTCGGTGGCAGCGCCGACTCGGCTGCCGAGAGTGCGTCGAGCGTCGCCTGCGCGTGCATCAACGCGGCGTTCAGCTTCTCGACGGTGGCGGCATACCCGTGCCGCTCGGCGTAGTCGCGCGCGCGCGTGAGCGTCGCCACGGTGGCGAGCGTCGCGCTGCGGCGCTGTGCGATGACGAGCAACACGGCGGCGTGCGGCGAGTTCTCCACCGGGCCGCAGACCATGCGGTAATGCGCCATCAGCGTGCCGCCTGCGGGGATGCGATGATGTCGCGCAGCCCGCGCGCGTTCAGCCGGAATCCGCGGCGCTCGACGACTGGCCTGCCCGCGATCGGCACGCCGTTGTCGTCGACCCAGCCGACGACGATCTCGGCGCCGTCCGTCATGCGGATGTGCAGCGTGCGGCCGTTCGTGGCGACGTACGCCACCTCTTTGCCCTGCATCTGGCGGGTCAGGTCCATCAGTTCACCCCGCCGCCAGCGGGCGGCATCGTCAGCCGCCGAAGCGCCGCAGCGCCTCGGCCTTCGCGTCTTCGATGGCTCGCTGCACCCGCGCCAGTTCGGCGCGCGCCGCGTCCAGTTCCTTCTGCGCCGCGATGCCCGCCGCGACCACGTCGGCCGTCTGCGCCGCCGCAACCGCCGCTTCCGCGTCCGCGCGCTTCTTCACGTCGCGCGCATCGCCGAGCACGCGATCGGCCTCGGCCCGTGCCGCGACGAGCAGCCCGTGCGCATCCGTCTTCGCGCTCTCTCGCGCGCTGGCCGCTTCCGCCTTCGTGGACTCGAGCAGGGCCCGCGCCGCGGCGTTCTGCTCGCCGAGTTGTTCGGCCTCTGCGTGCCGCGCCCGAATCGTCTGCTCGGCGCTCGTGAATGCGTCGGCCGCTTCCTGCAATCGGTCCAGTCCCTTCAGGAACCGGCCGAACTGCTTCGTGACCGCACAGGCCTCGTTCAGCGTCATGTCGTTCACGGCGTGCGCCTCGCGAGGAACGTGAACGTCACCGCACCCGCAGCGCCGCCCGACAGCGTCGGCCGCACGTAGCGCGTGAGTTCCTGTACCTGTTCCAGTCCGCCCGCCGCCTTCGCGATCGCGTTCGCCTGCGGGTCCGTCAGCGACTGCCAGTTGGTGCCGTCGTTCGAACCCTGGAACGTCGCCGTTCCGCCGCCGAACGCAGCGCCCTCGATCTGGATGGACCGATCCGCCCACGCGGGCAGTTCGACCGCGGCGCCATCGTCGCCGTTCGCGAGCGACGCCCAGACCACCTGCACGAGTTGCCGGTGACCGTTGGGCGCGTACGTGACGGTCGGTGTGATCGTCGCCATGCGTGCCCCTTATGCGATCGGCGTGGTTTCGCGCGTCTGCAGGTACGCCAGGATCGCCTGCACGCCGAGGATGACGTCGAGCTTGTTCGCATAGACCGTGTCGCTGATGCGAAGCTCGATCGCCTCGGACGACGTCGAGCCGCCCTCGGTGACCTGCACCGGAAGCTGCTCACCACGGACCACGCTGTAGAATCGATCGGCCATCGTTCTCTCCCGTCAGGGAAGGGGCGGCCTCGCGACCGCCCCGCCCCGTCAGATGACGTACTCGACTTCGATCAGCGCCGTACCCGTCGCGTCCGCGGCGCCCGTGAGCGTCAGCGTGACGTCGTAGTCGACGCTCGGATCGGACGTGAGAGAGAGATTCTCCCAGACCGGCTTGGCGGCGTTCGCCACCGAGACGACCGTCGATTCGAGCGTGACGTCCGACTTCGAGAGCGCGCCGCCGTTGAGCGACACCGCCGACGCGAAGAAGGACGCATTCACGACCGCGCCAGCGTCGGCCGTCGTGCGATACAGGCCGATGTCCGCCGCCGTCGTCGTGCCGATGTCCGGCGACGTGACGCGCACCGCGAGCACGACCGCACGCGACGGGATCGATCCGACGCGGTACGTCGAACCGATCGAATCGCCGCTCGTGATGACGACCGTATCCAGAAGCGCGCGCTTCTCGCCCGCGACGACGCGCCCGTTATTGATGACCCGAGGCGACGCATCGCGGTTCGTGACCTGGGCCGACTTGATTGCTACGACTGCCATGTTCGTGTTCCTCTAGTTATGGCGGCCGATTACCGGCACCAGATCCGAACGACGCGTTCCTTCTCGAGACGCGTCGCGCCACCGGTCATCGACACGTACGCCTGCCACGGCAGACCCTGCAGGTCCTTGCGCTGGCTGATGTCGGTCATCGCCGTCTGCCAGTTGCCGTAGTACATGCCCGAGGGCACCCACAGCGGGCAGGCCGTCGACGTGCCGGCCGCGTCGTCGGTGCCGGTCGTCAGCAACTGCGTATGCACGAAGTTGATGCCGAGGAACCGGCGGATTCGGCCTTCCACGAGCACCGGCGCCTGCGCGGCACCAAAGTCCGTCGAAATCACCTGGATCTCGTTCAGCAGGTCGTCGTGCTCGCTGGCCGTGATCGCGCAGTACGGCTGCTCGGCTTCGAGGTCGACGTCGGCCTCCATCAGCCGGCGCAGGCCTTCCTTGAGCTTCGCGACGTTCATGCCCGACGCGCTGCCGCCGACGCTCACGGACACGTTCTGCCCGCCCGACGTGGTGACCGTCGAGCCGAACGTCTCCGTCGAGCCCGCGTTCACGCCCGTGTAGGCGTCCGCGAAGAACGCGCCGATGATGTGGCGATCCCTGCGGCGGTTCGCAGCGTTCACCGCGTTCTCGACGTACTTCGACTTCGGGTCGGTCAGGACCTTCAGCGCATCGAACGAGTCGAGAAGCTGCGGAAGGTCCGAACTGATCGGGAACACCCAGCGGCGCGACATCGGCGCATCGGTGCGGCCCATCGGCGCGAACCGGCTGGTGACGTCCGACATCTCGACCTTGCCGATCTGGTCGACGGGCGACGCCTTCTCGCCCGAGTGATTGCCCGTCGCGACCTTGTCGGACAGGCGGGAGTTCTTCTGCTGCAGGAGCAGATCGATGTTCCGAGCGAACTCGGTGAAATAGTGGGTCGGGATGTTGACCGACATGGTGCTGCACTCCGAAAAACGGTGGATGTCTCAGTTTTTCGAAGGGCGTGTCCGCTTGCGCGGGGCCGCTTCTTCCCACGGATACGCCGCAGGCAGCGGGCTACTCATTCAGCCGGTCAGCGGGGCGACGGTCCGTCGCGTGTCCGCATTCGGGCAAAGCGGGCGCCGGTGTTACCCGGCGCCCCAAGCGGGGGAGTCTCGACCTTGCCGAGATCGGACGTTGAACACGCAAACCGACCGAATCAAGCGGCCTTGGCTGCGATCGGTCCGAACTTGTCCATGAGCGCGAGATAGTCGCGCTCGCTGATCTTGTTCTCGATGCGAGCCTGCCGCGCTTCGTCGAGCTTCGTGCGCGCCTGCGCGGGCGTCATCGCGAACGACTGCGAGCCGGGGTCGCCGCCCGCGAACGCGTGCTCGCCCATCGATTCGCCGAGCGCCGCGAACAACTTCAGCATCTTCGACGTGCCGATCGCGGACTCGAGCGCGGTCACGTCGGACTCGCCGAGTCCGGCCTTCTGCCCGTACTCGCGGAACGCGCGGCGCGACAGTTCCTCGCGCTTCGAGTAGTCGGCGCCCCATTCCTGCTTGAGCGCGTCGAGCGCCTGCGCGGCCTCGGCCTGCAGCGCATCGCTCCGCGCCTTCATCGCGCCCGCGACGTGCTCGTTGATCGCCGACGCGATCTGCCCCGCCATGCCCTTCGGCACGCCCGCTTTGTGGAACACGCCCGCAGCGACCTTCGCGAACTCGCCGTCGTCGCCGTCCGGCACGGGCAGGCCGTAGTCCTCCGGCTTCTCCGGGCGGCCGAGCTTCGCCCACACGCCATCCCACGCCGCGGCGTCGTCCGGCTTCGGCAGGCGCACGATCTGATCCGCCGGAACGCCCAGCAGCTTCTCGGCGTTCATGTGCGCCTCGAGCGCGGTCTGCGCGCTGGCGTAGCCCTTGCCGTCGATCCAGGTGCGGAGGTCAGCCCGCTCCGCCGGGATCTCGCCGTACCACGGGGCCGCCTGCTGCTGCTGCGTCGTGGTCGTGGTCGTCTGCTGCTGCTGGTCCGTCATCGGTGGGTACCTCGGTGGGTTCCAGCCCGAGCATCATCGCGATCCGCAGGTACGCGTCGCGCAGCCCGTTCTGGTAGATCGTTGCGTACGGGTCGACCTGTCGCGATGCGGGACTGACGACCAGCCCGCCGCGTTCGTACCGGCAAAAGCGCCGCAGGTCGCGCAGCACTTCGTCGCCTGCCGGGGATGGTCTCCCGTTCAGCAGGAACAGCGCACGATAGGCCGCGCGCTTCCGGGCAAGTCGTTCGGCCGCTTCGCGCGCGGCCTTGCGTTCCGACATCAGGCCGCCGCGTTCCGTATCTGGTCAGCCATCGCCAGGTCCTTCGCTGCCGCTGCGATGCTCGGTGCGCCCTCGGCGACCGCCGCCATCGCCTGCTGCTGCTGCCGCTGACGCTGCAGAGCTTCCACGTCCTCCGGCGAGCGGATGAGCTTCGCCGGCATTCCGTTGATCTCGGCCACCTCGCGGATGCTCGCCGGGACGTCGACCACCAGCGCCGCCGCCGGGTCGAGCGCCGCCGCGGCGCCCGCAATCTCGATGGTGCGCGTGATCGCCAGCGCATCGGCCGCACGCCGCGCACGCGCGAGCGGCGACGTGTACACGACCTTGTAGCCGCTGCCGCGCTCGAGCAGTTCGTCCGGCGGCGGCGGGAGCAGCCCGGCACGGCCGAGGATGTCGAGTTCGCGTTCGATCATCGGGCCCGTGTCTTCGGCTTCCAGCCGGCCGGTCGTCGGCGACAGCAACTGCGCCTTCTCCTGCAGCCGCGCCATGACTTCGGTTGCCGTCATGTCCGGCTTTTCGGCGAGGATCTGGAACAGCGTCACCATGAACGCATCGTTCACGGCGCGCTGCTCGAGCGCCATCAGTTCGATACCGAGTTCGACCTTCGCGCCCGAGTTGAACGGGACGACGAGCGGCGTGCCGTCCGCGGACACCGCGCCGTAGTTCATGGCACCCGACCGCATGTTGAACGGCTCGAGCGCACCTTCTTCGGACAGCAGCAGCGGCGGATCGACGGCCTTCTGACCGGCGCGCAGTACGGTTTTCTTTTGCTCGTTCAGCGTCATTATCGCCGGGAACGCGGCCATCGCCGGGCTGCGCGCGTACGTCTCCGACGGCGCAAGCATGAACCGCCCGTTCGCGTAGGGGAACGTGCGGTAGCCCCCGCGCGAGATCACCGACTTGTCCTTCGGGAACACGTAGTAGGACGCCCACGGCATCCCGCGATAGCCCGCGCCGCCCGGTTTCAGTTCGTCGTTCGGCCGCACGCAGTGGATGAACTCGTGCTTCGCGAACGGCTTCTTCTCGGCGTCGTCCTGCACCGACTGCGGCGTATTCGCGCCGAACATCTTCACCGCCGAGCGCGCATCGAGGCAGAACTTGCGGTGCTGCAGATCGATCTGGCCCTGGTGGTTGTGCGCCCAGAACACTTCGCGGAACGGGATAGCGCAGTACCGGATGCCCTCGCCGATCGCCTCGTCGATGAACAGCGAGTAGTTCCCGAACGCGCCGAGCGAGAGGTAGTTCGACTGCCGTTGACTCGTGAAGTTGGCGTTCGGCCGGTAGCGCGCGGCGAACAGCACCTTCGTCAGCCGTTCGAAGTATTCCTTCACCGCCTGCGATTCGGCGAGTTCGTCATCTTCCGCGGCGAGCCCGTGCCAGAACTGATCGCGCGGCGTGATGCCGTCGTTGATGAACGCTGCGAACCGCTCGTTCGCGGTGATGGCCGTCGTGTCGAACGCACGCTCGGAGCGCGGCGTGCCTTCCTCGTCCGTGGTCGTGAACGTCGCCGAGGACGGCATGACGCGAAGCGCCACCTCGTCCCAGAACGATTCGAAGTTCGCGCGCCGTCCTTCCAACTCGGACTGCAGCGCGAGGATGGTGCTTGCGTCGTCGCTCACTGGCCGAGCAACGTCTTCGTGCCGACGCTCGGCTGCGCATTGGACGCGCCGCCGTAGATGTTCGCGAGCACGCCCTTACGGCGCGTCAGCCGGTCGGACTCCTGCTGCGCGAGTGCCGCCTGGTCGAGCGTGACCGGGTCCTGTGTGGCAGCGTCCTGCGCCTCTTTGCGCTGTCGCTTCGTCTTGCGCGACTGGACGTTGTACCCGAGGAACTCGCCGATCTGCTTCGAGCCTTCGAGCGCGTCGTCCCAGAAACTACCCATGCGCGGACACCTCCGCGACGGACTGTCGGGAGGTGGGCCGACCGAATCAACTACCGCCGGGCGTACCGGTGCCGCTGCGCGCGATAGATCTCCTAGAGCAAGCGCGCGGCTCCGCGAGAGTAGCGCTCGGACGGAACGCCACGGCGCAGCCGCTCCAGATCGCGCTGGATGTCCTGCAGCGTGCGGCGCTTCGTACCGGGCGTCATGTGACGGCGTACCCCGGACGGCGGCCCTGCGCGTCACGGCGCACAAGGCCGGGGAACAGTTCGCACATGCCCCAGATCATCGCGTCGGCCCGGTTCGGGCTGCCCTCGCCGATGTAGCCCGACGACGAGAAACCGAGCAATTCGGATTCCATCTTGCGGAACTCGCCCGCCAGCCGGCACTTCCCCGTCTCGAACAGCGCGGCGATCGGCTCCGCGCGTACCGCCTTGCCGCGGGATGCGCTGACCGCCCGAAACGGCGTACGCGGGCGCGCTGTCTGGATCACGTGCTTCACCATCTCGCCGCCGAAATTCGTCTCGGCCACGACGACGTTTGCCAGGTGCCGCTCCCATGCGGACACGGTCACGTTGCCCCACGTCGCCGGGCCCGCCTTCAGCGAGCAGTCCTCGAGCACGTACCCATTCCCGTCCTGCCCGAGCCCGCAGACCACGATGCCGATTTCGTCGTTGTCGAGGTTGTCCACGTCGCCCGACCCGGACGGGTCCACCGCGACGACGACCTTCGTCATCGGCGGCAGCGCGCCGTCCGTGCTGCGCCACTTGTCCAGCGCGATCTCGGAGAACAGCGCGGACGGGTTCGCGTCGGCCCACTCGCCGAGCAGGAATCGCTGCTGATCGCGCCACGGCAGCGACTTGAGCGTCTGCAGATACTCCGGCGACAGGTTGCGCGCGTTGTCCTCGGGGTTCATGCGCAGCGACGCATAGTCGCCGGGGTTCGGCAGCGCGCGGCCCGTCAGCGGGTCCTGCTTCGCGACGAACAGCCGGTAGGTCCAGTGCCCTTTGTTCGGCGGGTTGCAGTCGTAGAACATCCGCGTTCGCAGCGGGCGCCGGTCCACTCCGCTCGGCCGTGCAATCTCCTGATCCACCCGCTGCGCGAGGCGCGTGATCGCGACGTTGCGCGAGTCGTAGCTGATCTGGCTGCACTCGTTGAGGTAGATGGTCGCGTGTTCCTGCCCCAGCACCTTCTCGACGCGTTCCTTGTCGTCGAGACCGCCGAACCACACGAACGAATCGTTCGGCAGCCGCGCGCGCCAGAGTTCGCGGTCGAGCGTTGCCACCACGCCCGGGAAGCACAGGCTCATGACCGCCGGCCATGTCTGCTCGACGACCGACTGCCGCAGGTGGTTGAACCGGAAGCGCAGGATCGCGTGCGACGAGCCCGCCGCTTTCAGCCCGCGCATCACCAGCGCGCGCGTCAGCCAGAACGTCTTGCCCGACCGCGAGCCGCCGAACAGCATCGTATGGGTCGCATCGCCTGCGAGCAGCGACTGCGCTTCTATCTGCTTCGGCGTCGGCTTAAATGCGGTCGTCATTCTCGATCGACTGCACGACGATCGGCTTCCCGTCCAAGCCGCTCACCTCCGTGCGCTGGAGCTTCGGCACGTGGTACTCCGCCAGCTTCGCGACGATGTCGAGCGCGCGCGCCGGGTCTTCCGCGCCGACTTCGTTAAGCCAGCCGTCGAACTTCGGCGCGTTGCGCTCCAGCAGCGACGCGAACGCCTCGCGGACGTCCCGCGTGGCCTTGTTCGGCGAGCCTTTCTGCCGCCCGCCGGTTTTCCTTCCCTTAGCCATGACGTCTATACGCGTCTAGTTCAGATTACCCACCCTGCCGCGCGATGGCCCGCCGTGTACGGGATCGCGCGCGGGTGTCGTCGGCCTTCACGTCGGTCTCGAACCCGAGTTCGGCCAGCATGAACTCGACGATCCGCGCCTGTCGGATGCGGCCTTCGTCGCCGCGGAGCAGGTCGGCCACGGCGCCGCCGCCGGGGAGCATGGAGGCGTACTGCCGCACGCCATCCACAGCCCGGATGCAGCGGGCGCGCAAGAACTCGACGTGATTGAACGGCTCGACCGCGCTCACTGCAGCGTCTCCAGGTACAGGGCGGCCCAGGTGCTGCCGAGGACGAGCACGGCAACGCCGGATGCCACGGTCAGGGACCAGAACGCGGCGCGGCGGATCTTGGCGAGGGATGGTTTCACGTGGAGCACTCCTGCGGGTTGGTGGATGCGTCTCGGAGCACGATGTACACGCGCCCGTTCGGCACGACGTCGCCGCGCGTGATGCGCAGGTCGTCGATGTCGGCGTCGTCGCGGATGACGCCGCTGTGCGTCAGTGCGTCGAGCGGTGCTTTCAGCATGTTGTCGAGGTCGCGGGCGCGGCGATCGGGCGGATGCGCTGTGATCTCGATGGCGATGCGACCGCGCAGGTCGTCCATCGCGTAGCGGAACCGGAACGCGTACTCGGCGCGCATCGGCAGGCCAGCGCACGCGAGGGCGGCGTCTTCCGGTAGCCAGTCCGCGGAGCCACCCCGCCCCTCCATCACGCGCGAGACGTCGATGCCCTGAGAGGTCAGCAGGCCCGCGATTCCTTCGGTGTTCAATTCGCCGCCTCCGCCTGGTTATGCGTCTCGCACGCTGCCTTCGCTTCCTGAATCGACGGCCACTCGCCGAGGCGCTCCGGCTCGCGATGCGACGAGAGCCAGACGACGTACACGCGCCGCCCGTGGCTCATGTTGCTGTCGATCCGGTAGCGGTGACACGTCGACCGCATGAACCACGAAAGCGTCGCGCTCACTCGCCTCTCCCTAAATCTGGCAGGAGGGGAATCGGAGAAGATCCGAATCCCCAGCCGGGTAGTTCGCGGACGCACCTGTCCCTACCCCGGGTTTCGGACCCGAAGGGGACAGGGCGATCAGCCGGGCCGTCCCGCTATCGCTGGGTGGTTACTCTCGCGGTCGCCCGCGCCGGTTTTCGCGCCTTCCACCCTGAACCTGTGACGCGCCACGCTTTCCCGGACCCTTCCGCTTGCGTGGTCTCGGCGCTCGGCGCGGAAGGCTAGTGCCAATCCTCCGAGCGCCACGAAATCAGTGCAGTGCCTCCCGAATTGCGGCCACAACCGCATAGAGCCCCTGCTCCCGATGAATGTCGTTCCAGTCCATGCCGACGATCGGCGGCATCGTCCACATCAGGCCCGTCGCCTTCGCCGAGTTCTCGCCCGTGCGCGATGCGTCGTTGTCTGCGGCGACGACCGCCTTCGGGAAGTGCTGCGCCACGAGTTCGAGGTTCCGCGCGCTGAAGCACACGATCACCGAGTGATGCCGGCCGAGGCGCGCGAGCGCCGCATCGAGCGACAGCCCGGTTGCGTAGCCCTCGCACAGCACGATTCGCTCCGCGCGAACGCCGCCGAGCCGGAACACGCCGAGGCGCGTGCGCCCGCCTGGCAGGAACTTCTTCACGCCGTCCGCGCCGATCTCCTGCACGGACAGGACGCGGGTGTAGTCGGTCACGTCGCGCACCGGGATCAGCAGCCGATCGCCGAGGACCAGCCCACGCGCCTCCGGGAAGCCCTTCTGCGCGAGGTACGGGTGCGAGGTGTGGATCGCCTGCCCGATCAGCGCCTCGGCCTTCTGGGC